TATAATCTATTTTCGAACCATACTTTTAATCCTAATGTATATGCAGTCTCAGCCTGCCATTCTTGACCTAAAGTATCTGCGGCAAAAATTGGTAATATGTTTGCTTCAGTTTTTTCGCCAGTAAAGTAAGCACTTGCACCTTCACCAGAATCACTTGATATAGTAATCGAAGGATAACTATTATATCCAGAACCATATTTAATAGACGCTTGTGCTGTTGCTTGAACACCAGCATAATCTAATGTTGCAGTTCCATTTGATGCAGAGCCAGAAAGATGGGCTGGCGCAGAAGATCCAGTAGTACCTGCAGAAGAAACTGTATATAAACGATTTGAATAATAAATTTGATCACCAATACTAACTACGGTAGATGCAGTCCATTGTGTTCCAAATGTAACATCTGGCATATCAATATAATCGTATCCTGGATCAGTAATTATAACACGAATAACAGATCCGTTTTGTAGAACTGCAATCGCAGACGCATCAATTCCACCGCCACTAACAAAATTAACTATAGGTGGCGAAGTATATCCAGAACCACCGCTTAATACCTGAATATCCCTAAGCATACCATAAAGGATAAGATCTGTAATCTCTCCATCAACAATAACTGCTTCTGCCGTTGGCGTAGTTCCAATATATTCTAATACTGCAGTTCCATTGGCTACATTACCAAAACGATGAACTGGTCCAGCAGAATCAGTATTTCCAACATAATCTAATGTTGCAGTTCCACTTGAAGCAGAACCACTAGTATGTGTTGGTGGAGTAGATGCGTCAGTTGTCCCAGAGTAAGAAACGATGTATAATCTATCACTGTAATACAAATAAGCACCATTAGTAACTTCTGTACTAAATTGCCATTGATCTGCAAGTGGACCAGTTGTTCCAGAAACTGAAACACGATATACATTATTTTCATATGTAAGTTTCTGATTAACTAAAACAGTTTGGTTTGGTAACCATGTTGATACCCCATTAAAAGGAGGGTCAATAGAAACTGTTGCTAAAATATATCCAGAACCTGTTTCTGCAACTGAATGGTTTGTTAACCAGATTTGTTCACCAGTAGCATAACCATCACCCTGAACAGTAATTGTTCCAGAAGTATATCCAGATCCACTTTGATCAATACGAATAGTTTTTAAACTTCCAGCAGAATAGAACTGATCACGTAAAGCAGTTAAAACTGGCATGTATGTATCAGTTAAAAATTTATTTCTTAATGCAATTGGAATGGTGTAAAGGAATTTCCAAATATAACCATCATTAGTTTTAATTGCATCAACAGTAGTACCAGTTGGTTTAATTGTAGAAGATGCACCATTGTTATTATCTATACATTGATATACATTAAATTCATCAGTAACAACATAGAACATTGCATTTTCTAATTTCTGAGTACCAGATGGAGCAACAGTAACAACTGCATTACCATCAGCATCTGTACCACCACCACCAATAATTGTGACTGTTGGGGAAGAAGTATAACCAGAACCACGATGAGTTAGAACGATATCAATAATCGCACCATCAAGAACAGTTGCAGTTGCAGTTGCACCAGAACCATTTGCGTCATTATGTGCAATATATTTTAATGATAAAGTTCCATTTAATTCAGTACCATTAGTATGAGTAGGTGCAGAAGTGCCAGAAATACCAGTATTGGTGACTACATAAACTTTGCTGCCACCATTTACTTTAATCATGTCTCCATAAACATAATTAGTCGCTGCCTGCCATAATACAGCACCTTCTGAACCAATGTATACATTTGGTGCAGAACCATAACTAAAACCACCATTAACCAAATCAATACCCTGAACTTCAGTAGAATATTGATCGTCAAACTGGTCATAAACAGTACCATTAATCCAATCACTTCTTATAATTACGTATGCAATATCAGTTGGTTTAATTTCTTTAAGCGTAATGATTTCATTACGTGTTGATAGTTCATAAGAAAAACTATCAGTTGGAAATGGAGGTGACAACTCATCTTCCCATGACAAAGTTTTACCCAAGAAATAGTAATATCTTGTATATCTTGTTATAACCTCATTGTATAGACCATCTGCAATAGAATTATTCAGAGTAGTCTTCATTAAAGAAGATGTAGTCATTTTTCTCGTCTTTTAATTAACTTACTGTTACAACCCAAGTAATAGCGATAGAGTCACCAGCTGCTTTATTAACTACTGGAAAAGTAGTGCGGCAAAGCAATGTACCACCAGAAGAGCCATTCAAAATACCTGCTTCAGTAATAGCACCAGTACCAGTACCAGCTGGGAATGTTGCAGTAGCAGTAACAGTATTAGTTGAAGCAGTAAAAGATGTTAAAGAAACACGTCCAGCTTCTGTTCCTAGAGTAGTATCACCAGCGATTGGAGTACCAGTACCAGTACCGATAGCCATGTGGCTCATTACAGTTGCTGCTGTGCCAACCATACGGCTAGCGATATAATTCTTACCAACCGTAACAACTAGGTTAGGTACTTTCATTGCTGATTTAACATTTCCTGTTCTATCAAAAACAGTTACTGTCAATTCACCATGGGCTTTTAAGTTTTCTTGTAAATTCATAGGAATCTCCTGTTAGTATTGTTTATCCTGTAAAGGCGGATTCACCCTCTGTATAGTTTCCACTATCGTTCGCGAAATATGAACTGGTAATCGGATATGGGTCTGTATAAGGACTTAACCACAGCGATCCACCGCTATCTGTTGCTCTAGCCTCACTAGTATCTGGCGTTTCACCATCATACAAATAATGAGTAGCTAATGATTTATTTAGGTCAACATAAGGAACAGTTCTTGTACTATTTGACCCAGTAGTATCACTTAATGAAACAGAACTAGTATCTGATGTTGTGTTATCGTTTAATTTATGTGTAGAAAGTGCTTTCTGCATCTCAACGTAAGGCATCGTTCTGGTACTGTTCGTACCAGCAGTATCACTTAGGCTAAATGTATCAGTATCTACAGTCGTATTATCATATAATTTATGTACGTAAACAGTAGAGTTAAATACTTTACCTACTGTATAGGTGCTAATACCTTTACGATATGTTTCTGCATCTGCATTTAAATAATCAGCTTCAGTTGGTGATACAGTATTATCATCTGGAGTAGTGCCATCATTTAAATAGGAAGAATTAACTCTCTTACTAAACAATTTTGTATCTGCTTCAGTTGGTGATACAGTATTATTATCTGGAGTAGTGCCATCATTTAAATAATGGGTGTTTATCGGTTTAGATAACAGACTTACATAAACATCTGATTCAGTTATAGAATCATCTAATCTCTTAGATGAAAGTTTAATAAATGACGAATCCTGCGTTTGAACTTCATCTTGTAAAGTAACAAACAAATATTTTAATGCAAATTCTAATGCCGTTCCAGTATCAAATTCGTTTCTGATATCAAACTCACCAAACAACGCCATACCAGCTGGATGTATTAATGTTTTAACCGCAGAACGATATTTGTCTAGTCGTTCATCAATTTTAAGAACATAAGCAAATGCCTGATAGTAACGACTATCTTGAATAAAAATAGCGTCATCTAAGAAACCATCATTGGTTGTATAGTATCCTGGATATTTTGCTAATGCACCTAAACTAACTTTAATAACTGCTGGTTCGTCTGGATCAAGAATTGTATATTTGTTATCAACAAAGAACTCTCGAACAGTTTCACCAACATATGTACCATCCCAGTATTCTGTTACGTTATAGTTTGTGGTATTAATAGTACCCTGTTCAAAAAATCCATTTGTAGTTTCAGAAAATGCAACTGATGTACTAGGAGATCCTCCAGAAATAACCAACCCAGTTGCTCCTGCAGTAGTTGCAGAGACACCTCCGTATGGCAATAAATTTGCTGTAAAATCTGTAGTATAACCAATTCCATAACGAACAAATTCTAATGCTTCAATAGATCCAATACTGTCAACACGAGATACTTTTAATATAGAACCTTTACCAGCACCACTCTTAACTTCATACAATTCACCAACTTTAAATTTTTTACCACCACGTTGAATCACAACTGAAGATGTTGTTGAAAGAATAGTTGCGTCAAATGTATTACTATAACGTAATCTATCACCAATATTAATATTACCAAAAAATCTACGATCTATGAATAATTCGTAGATATTAGGAGAGATTTGAATTACGTTATCTACTTCAATTTCAACATACTGTCTTTTATCAACCTGAATGCGAATAATTCTATTTGGTGTAATAACATCAACAAGTTTACCAACAACATCTGCTGGATCGCCAGCATTTACATAAACGAATAAAGAAACGTCTTGATTCCAACGACCATCTGAAGCACGAAGAATTTGTTTAGAAGGATAATCTACTACAACATCTTTGTTAAAAAGAATTTTAAATA